TGGCTCGCTCGCGCGGTATGGTGCTCTCGGTCCTCTTTGGCTCGCTCCAGGATCGTGGTGCCTTCCGATCAGATGGCTCGCTCGTTCTACGTGGTGCTCTCACATCGCACGGCTCGCTCGAATGGGATGGTGCTCTCATCGCTGATGGCCCGCTCGGTGGAGATGGTGCGCTCATTCTCAATGGCTCGCTCTTATCTTATCCGCCATCGCGCGGCACTCGTCACCGGCGCGGTCGATATCGGGTGCAATGCCGGTATCGTGTGTTGCTCCAACATCAAGCATTGCATCGAGCCGTGCCGCCATCCGGTCGAGGAAGGCGGCGGCTTCGGTGAGATCGCATTCAAGCCGCGCGATAATCTCCTTGCGGTCACATGCCGTCTGATTGCGCAGCTCTAGGTCGGCCCGCAGCTGCTCGACCTCGGCCTTCAGGCGCACGAACTCGTCGGCTTCCTCTGGGCTGATGATGCTCATGCCCGCCCCACTTGCGTGGGCCGGACGCCGGACAACACCCACGAGACGATCTCGGGACGGGCGATGTACTCCTTCACCTGCTGGGTAAATATCGCAGCCTGCATCTCACGCTCTTGCGCACTGGTGCTGGTGGAGATGATGCCGGTAACGACGGCCAGGGTCATCGCCGTCTGCGCGTGCGCGATCGGCACGCCGGCCAGGACGTGATTGATCGCATCAACCAGCGCCAGCACCTGATCTTGCTCGGCTGTCGTGCTCATGTATAGCAGTGTAGTGCAATATATCGCAAAGCGCAAGAAGGAAGGGGCGGCTTGCCGGGCTTCGCGGTGGTTCTGTTACGAAGAGCACCGAGCCCGGCCTTGTTGGGGGTATGAAAGGTAGAACCCCCTCGCGCGCTGCCGCCACGCCTGCGTGGGGGTACCCTAATCGACCGCGTTGTACGCCCGCAACGCCGCATGCAGGCCGCTGGCAAGTGCACGACAATCCGCCGCCGCCCTCCGAAACTCGGGGGCCGCCGCCTGCAGCGAGCGTGCGCTCAGATTATCGAGCCGGCTCGCCATGCCGCGCAGAAAGCCGGCCGCCAGGGTGAGGTTGGCAACGAGATGGTCTTCGCGCTCGCGATCGCTCATGGGGGTCCTTTCATGTTGGTCGGAGGTAAACGCGGATCAGTTCAAGCCAGTTCGCCCAGCTCCTTGTAGCCAACGAGAATGTCCGGCGGTGCCGGGAACTCACCCCGCACGTAGCGCCACATGTGCAGCACGACGGAATAGTTGTTCACGTAACGCGAGTGCGGCGGGTGGAACTGCACGACGGTGTCTTCCGGCTCCCAGCAGCGGTCCTTCACCCAGCTCATCTCAATCCAGTTGGGTATCCGCCTGCGGGTCGAGACGCTCACATGCTCCCACCCGGTGTCATCGCCGTCGGCCACCATGACGGTCAGCTTCTCGCCACACGGCCCAGGCACGGCCTCGAAGACGCCATAAGGCGCACCCTCGGGGCTGGCATAGGCACCGACGGCGATACGGTAATGCTCCAGATGCGGGTCGATCTTCACGGTTCTCTCTATGGCGGCCATCGCTTGCGATTGCGCCGGGCGATGTGGACCAGATGATGATGGAACGCAACCGCAACCCAGAAGCCCAGGTTGAACATGATCATGCTCCACAGGAACAGCCACGCCCAATCCATCGCTTGGCCCCCCTCTCACAAAGAATCCGCCGCCGGGTACGGACTGGGTTCCCGGCGGCGGTGGCATGTTCCCCCGGAACCGAGGCGTACGGCACGGGTGGGAACAGTGCGGCCTGTGTCGTCTAGCATACTCTTGACGTGTGTAAAGTCAGCTAGCCGACACTATACCAAGATATTCCTGTGGATGGAACCCCTAAACAGGTCAGTGGTCGTGCCCAAAGAGCTTCTTCATCGCGTTGTTCCACTTGGCGTGCGCTGCCTTGAGCGCCGCGCTGGGCTCGCGCCCGGCAATGCGCAGATCGGCCATCAGTTGATCGACAAACACCGTCCCGGTGTTGAGTGCAGTGCTCAATAAGCTGATCCGCTCGACATGCTGCGCCAAGGTCTGGCTCATGAACTTGTAAGCCATCTCCCGGCGCTTCAGCTCCTCCTCCAATCCGGCGATCTTGCCGGCGGCAGCATATAGCTCCCGCTCCAGCTGTTTGACCTTGAAAGCGTGCTCCCGCGTCAGGTCCTCGATGTCCTGGCCGTGATCATCATCGGCCACGAACAGCCTCCATCGCCCGCTTCCAGGCCTCGTGCGCCGTGCTCAACCCCGGTGACAGCGGCTGCCCATCCGGTAACCACGCCAGCAGCGCCTCGATCAGCTGGCAGGAACGGTCGAGCGCGTGGATCACCAGCGCCGCATCGCGCCGGCACGACTGTAGCTCGGCCTCCAGCCGCCTGACCTCACTCCAAGGATCACCGTCGTCCATCGAATCACCTAAGCTCAGCCAGGAACGGCGTTAGCATGTTGCGCAGCGTTATACAAACGATATACACTCGCGGGAACGAATCATGAGTGTACAAGTGGCCAAACGCACACTTTCGCGGCCAGAGGGAATGCCACCCCTGCCCGGACGACGCACCACCGGGATTATGGTGCGCGTGACCGATGCTGAGCACCGGGCATTCGGTCGCCGAGCCTCGATGTCCGGCCTCTCCACTTCGGCCTGGATCAGAATGGTCGCTCTGCGGCAGATCGCACGCGACGAGCTGGAGGAGAAAGACAAGTGAGCTTGCACGACACTACGTTCGGCTATCTCAATCCGACTGCAGATCAGAAGGATCGCATGGTGATCGTACGCAGCGCCGCTGCGGACTACGCCAAGACGCTGGAGCGCGAGCTGCCCGATGGTCCCGACAAGACCTACATCCTGCGCACGCTGCGCACGGTGGCGATGTGGGCCAATGTGACGATCACGCGCCACCCGGACGGCTCGCCGCGCGACCATGAGCCCGATCCCGTTGTGAAAGAGTATCCGATGGACCATCCGGCGCCCGGTGACCTCGGGAGCGTGCCGCTTTGACCAAGGCTGCCAACAGCTTTCCGATTACTGAGGCGCAGGCGCTTGAGACGCTCAAGTCGCTCAAGGCTGAGATCGCCAAACGCGCTAACCGCAAAGCCCAGGCCAAAGCCGGTGGGCTGATCGAGTTCGTGCGCTACTTCTGGAGCATCCTGGAGCCGGAAACCAAGCTGGTCGAAGGCTGGCTGCTGTACGCGATCTGCGACCACCTGGAAGCGGTCACCTTCGGGAAGATCACGCGCCTCCTCATCAACGTGCCCCCAGGCAGCATGAAGAGTCTCATGGTCAACGTGTTCTGGCCGGCGTGGGAGTGGTCGGCCATGGACATGCCGCACCTGCGCTACGTGAGCTTCTCGTACTCGTCGGGCCTGACCGAGCGTGACAATACCAAGTTCCGCAAGCTGATCATGAGTGAAAGGTTCAAGGAGCTGTGGGGTGAAAGGTTCAACCTGGAGAAGGAAGGTGAGATCAAGATCACCAACGACAAGACGGGGTCGAAGTTCGCGTCGTCGGTCAAAGGTATCGGAACCGGAGAGCGTGGAGATCGCGTGGTCATCGATGACCCTCACGATGTTCATAAGAGTGAATCAGACGTGGTTCGAACTGACACGGTGCGATGGTTTAGAGAGACAATCACGGACAGACTTAACAACCTTGACGAGTCTGCCATCATCATCATCATGCAGCGCGTTCATCAGAGCGATATCTCTGGATTCATTCTTGAGCAGGGCTGGCTCTACTGCCACCTCATGGTGCCGATGGAGTTCGAAGCCGGACGGGAGCCCTACAACCCCCTCGGTTGGAAGGACCCGCGCACCGAGGACGGCGACCTCGCGTGGCCAGAGCGCTTCTCGCCCGAAGCCGTCGCCAACATCGAGCGCGAGAAAGGAAGCTTCGCCTACGCCGGGCAGTACCAGCAGCGCCCCTCCCCCCGAGGCGGAGGGATAATCCAGCGCAACTGGTGGCGGCCCTACACCGAAGCCGAATGCGGCAAGTTCGGCGTGCCCTGGCCCAAGTTTCCCATCATGTCCTACACGGTGCTCTCTTTGGACACCGCGCAGACCGAGAAGAAGCAGAACGACCCTACGGCGGGCGTGGTGCTCGGGGTTTGCCGCGACATCTGGGAGAACCGACGACTAATCCTTATGTGGGCCTGGGCCGAGCGCCTGGAGCTGTACGAGCTGGTCAAGAAGATCGAGGAGACCGCCAAGAAGTTCAAGATCGACCGGGTGCTGATCGAGGACAAGGCCTCTGGCCACCCGGTGGCGCAGGAGCTGCGCCGTCGCGGGCGGGTGATCAGCGACACGCTCAGCCACAACCCAAAGACCGCCGACCGCGCTGACTTCGGCGTGACGCTCGTTACACCGGAAGGCGACCACGTCGCGCGCGCCTACGCCCAGCAGAACCTGTTTGAGTGTGGAATGATCTACGCCCCGGCCGAAGCAACGGGGATGGGCGACTTCCTGTTCAAGGACTGGGCCGATCGCGTGATCAACGAACTCGCCGATATGCCCAAGGGCACCCACGATGATCTTGCGGATGCCATGACCCAGGCGCTCGCCCACATGCGCGCGCTCGGGCTCGCGACCCTCCCCGATGAGGACGAGCTGGATGACATCGAGGAGAAGAAGTATCGGCCGGCACCGGCCCCCATGTACCCCGCCTTCGGCGGCGGATTGACCATACCAACAGGGTTGCGTTGAGGAACGAGTGATGATTGCCGATATTCGTGATACTGATGAAGCTGACTTTCTGCTGCACTGGTCGGAACGGGTCTGGGATCACTTGCAGCTCACCCACATCAAGGAACTGCAATCCAAGTTGGAGGAATACGCCCTCACGGCGTGGCGGCCGATGAACATCCCGCCGCCAACCGACATCCTGCTGATCACGACCTGCGATGAGGGCGTCGTGCTGATGGTGCAGAACCAGTTCCACGAGTGGCGTAGCTCGGACGGCAAGCCGCACAAGCCGCCGCGCGCCTGGATGCCCTGCCCGCCACCCTCGCCACGCAACGGCAAAGCACGCTCCTAGCGAATCGCTGCGATTACGCTAGACTGCCGGCCTCCTGGGGTAGCAACCGGGGCTGGCCGATGCTGATTCTTTCCTCCACCACCGACGCTCTGCAGGTGTTCACCGGCAATGCCGGCTCCATCGATGTGCACGCTAGCTGGATGGACAACGTCTCGGGCGCAGTGCAGCCCGGAAGGACCAATACCCCGACGATTACGACTGCCACCACCACGACGGTGGTCCCCTCGCCCGCCGCCAGCATCCAGCGCAACCTCAAGACGCTGCATATCCGTAATCGCGGCACTGGCCCGAGCGATGTCGGGGTGATCCACACCGATGGCACCACCCCGGTGTTCCTGAACCGGGTCTCGCTGCCCGCCGGTTACACCCTGGAATATGTCGATGAAGTCGGCTTCCTCCCGGTCATGGCGGGATTGATATGATCCTCCTTACCTCGGTCAACGATCGGCTCCAGGTCGTCGCCAGCGCGGCCGGTGCCCTCCACTGCCACACCACCTGGGTTGATACCGCCGCAGCGGTGATCACGCCCGGCCGTGCCAACACCGTGATCAGTGCGGCGGCCACCGTCAGCGTCGCCGGCACACCCCCGGCGTCGACCCAGCGCAACATCAAGACGCTCCATATCCACAACGTCACCGGCACGGGAGTGCCCACCAACGTCACGGTGCAGCACACCGACGGTACCACCACCGTCCAGCTCTATAAGTGCTCGCTACTGCCCGGAGATTCACTCGAATACACCGACCAGGGCGGGTTCTCGCTCGGCGGCTCGGCCGCCACCGGCTGGACGACCGGCGACATCCGCGTGACCTTAAACAACTTCGTCCCCGCCGGCTGGATTCTCATGACCATCGACGGGTCGATTGGTGATGCTACGTCTGGCGCCACCAATCGAGCCAACGCCGACACCAGGGCGCTGTTCAAGCTGCTCTATGGCGCCATCGTCCCCGCTCTGGTGTTGCAGGACAGCGCGGGCGTTACCGTCACGCGTGGCGCTTCGGCGGATGCCGACTTTGATGCCCACCGCCGGCTGATGACGCCGAAGCTGGCTGGCCGTGCCCTAGCTGGTGCGGGGAACGGCACCGGGCTGACCAGTCGCGCCCTTGGCGCTGTGGTCGGCGGCGAGACCGTGAGCCAGGACTACAACACCATGGCGCAACACACCCATCTCCCCTCTGGTGTGGTCAGCAACTTTATTGGGCTAGCCACCGTTGCCGAGAATAACTGGGAGCCATCCGGCAGTTCGCACTTCGCCTCGTGCGGTGTGGAATATGCTGGCCTCTCTCAGCCGATGAACAACATGCAGCCGACGACCTTCGTGGCCCTGATGATGAAGCTCTAGAGGCACCCATGGGCGAGTTCCACCACCATCCCGACGGCTATATCTACGTCCGCCCCGACAATCCTACCAAAGACAACACCTACGGCGATACGCTCGCCAACTTCGCCACCGATTACGGGCAGCCGGCGCCGGCTCTGCCCGCTGGGGTGACCGAGCAGATATACACCCAAGGGGTGAGACACGCTTACAACAACGGTGGCAACACCGTCGGCGGCGGCCCGATGCCATGGGCCTGGGCCGATACCGCCATCACTGCCGTGGCCACCATATTGGCGAACCAACAGGCGCGGCGCGCAGCCACGCCACCACCACCCATTCCGTAGGACACAGAATGGCAGACGGTGTCGCCCAGACCGACCACTACATCAACGAGAGCGACTACTACCGTAATCTCGCCCGCAACCTTGAGGTCGACAGCGGCGGCCAGGAGGGGGCGGAAGATGACCTGACGGTGGTCATCCAGGAGGATGCCGACAAGCCGGTCGAACAGGTGGGGATCGAGCGCGCCGACGGCGCACTGATCATCCGTCTGGACGGCAAGCCCTTCGTGCGCGAGCCCAAGGTCGCCGCCAAGGAGCACGACGCCAACCTCGCCGAGTTCGTTGACGAGATCGAGCTGGCACGCATATGCGACGAACTGCTCAACGGCATCGACAGCGACCTGCAAACACGCCTTGAGTGGCTGGAGCGGCGTGCCGCCGGCATCAAGCACCTTGCCCTGAAGATCGAGAACCCGAGATCGCCCTCCGCCGACGCCGATACGGCGGTGGAAGGGCAGGCCACCATACGAACCCCGATCATGCTGGACGCGGTGTTGCGCTTCCAGGCCAACGCCAGAGGGGAGCTGCTCCCGGCCGGCGGCCCGGTGAAGATGCGCAACGACAGCATGCCGAAGACGCCCCATCGCGACTTCATGGAGCAGCAGATGCAGGTCCCGCGCGAGCAGCGCGGTGACGATCGGGACATCCAGGCCGATGCCCTGGAGATGCTCTTCAACAGGTACCTGACCGAGGTGGACAAAGAGTACTACCCCGACACGACCAGAATGTTCTTCATGCAAGGCTATGGCGGCTGCGGCTTCAAGAAGGTCTACCGCTGTCCCATCCGACGAAGACCGGTGTCACGCTCGGTCGACGCTGCAGATATTATAGTGTCGGACAACGAGGTCTCGCTGCACGAATGCGGGCGCGTCACGCATCGTATCGAGATGCGACAGAGCGTGATGCGGCGCATGCAGCTCGCCGGCACGTATGTCGATGTCGACCTGACCAATCCGGTCGGCCCGAGCCCCGACGCCATGGAGCAGGCTGAGCATGACGTGGCGGGGATCGCAGCCTGGAGCCAGCGTCCGCAGGATTACAAGCACATCGTCTACGAGACGTACTGCGAGCTGGACATCGCCGGCTTCGAGCACACCGAGAAGGGCAAGATCACTGGTCTCCCCCTGCCCTACCGCGTCAGCATCGACAAGGACTCTCAGACCGTTCTGGAGATACGAAGGAACTGGGCCGAGGACGACGACCGCTACATCAAGCACATGCCGATCGTGAAGTACCCGTTCGTGGACGGGCTCGGCTTCTACGGCATCGGGCTCTTACACATTATGGGCAACGCGACCGCCGCGATCACCACTGCGTGGCGGCTTGCCCTGGACAGCGCTGGTTTCGCGTCCTGGCCGGGCTTCCTCTACTCAGAGACTGTCGGGCGGCAGGACACCATGACGTTCCGGGTCGGTCTCGGGGCTGGCGTAAGAGTGCAGACCGGCGGCCAGCCGATCGGCAACCACATCTTGGACCTGCCGTACAAGGACGTGACGGCGGGGCTTGTCCAGGTCACTCAGCACATCGAGGAGGAGGCGCGCCGCGTCGGGGGTACACCCGAGCTGATGGTCGGCGAAGGCCGGCAGGACGTGCCCGTTGGCACGACCATCGCGATGCTTGATCAGGCGGTGAAGGTACTCGATAGCGTTCATAAGGGGATGCACATCTCGCAGTCCGAGGAGTTCGGGCTG